TGCCGGGGCCAGGGCCTACATCGGGCTGGACTTGGCGCAAAAGAAAGACTTTGCGGCGCTGTCGCTGGTCTTTGAGCATGACGTTTTGGAAGCTGGACCCGACGGTGTTTATGAGCCGGTTCGCAAGTGGCACGTGTGCACCAAGCTGTACCTCAACGAGCTGGCCATTCAAGAAAGCGGCAACGCCCACCTGACCGGCTGGGCCCGTCAAGACTACGTGCAGGTGACCGATGGCGACCTGACCGACTTTGACGTGGTGGCCGAAGACCTGCGCAGCTTGTGCGGCATGTTTAACGTGCAAGAGATCGCCTATGACCCGGCGCTGTCGATGTACTTTGCCGGCAAGCTGATCGAAGAAGGCCTGCCGCTGGTGGAAATCACGCAGCGGGCCATGTTCTTCACGCCCGCGCTGATCCAGGTGGAAAACCTGGTGCTTGAGAAAAAACTGGTGCACGACGGCAACCCCGTCATGTCGTGGATGGTCTCCAACCTGGTGGTGAAAGTCAGCAAGTTCAACGAGCTGATGAGCCCCACCAAAGAACGCCCCGAAAACAAAATCGACGGCCCGATCGCCATGCTCATGGCGCTGGGTCGAGCCCTTGGCAACGATGGCCAAGAAACCTCTTATTGGGACGCCGAAGAGTGAAATTCCTAGACCGACTGTTGGGCCGCAAATCTGCCCCGTCGCTGACCATCGAGCAGATCATGGAAATGATCGACAGCGGTGGTATGGGTGGTTCGTCCGTGATCGCGGGCTTTGCCATCAACGACAAAACCGCGCTCAAGGTGGCCACTGTGCTGGCCTGCGTCGATGTGATCGCCAAGGGTTGCGCCACGCCCAAGCTCAAGATCATCCGTGAGCTGAAAGACGGCACCCGCGAAAACGCCACCAACATCCCCGAGCACCGCCTGCTGACCCGCCGCCCCAACGAGTGGCAAACCAGCTACGAGTGGCGCAAGATGATGACGCTGCACGCCGCGCTGACCGGTGCAGGCCTGAGCATCAAGGTCAAAAACGACAACAACCGCCTGCGCGAACTGATCCCCGTCGCACCCGGCAACTGGCACAAGCGCCGCGTGAGTCGGTATGAGGTGGTGTATGACGTGTACGACGAATTCGGGCTGATCGGCAACTTTGGTTCCGACGACGTGTTTGAGCTGCCCAACATGCAGTGGGAGTGGTGCAAAAACCTCAACTCTGTGCAGCTGGCGGCCAGTGCCATCGGCTTGGCCCTGGCCAGCGAAAAAAGCCAAGAGGCCATCCACAAAAACGGCATGCGCCCGACCGGTGCGTATTCGGTCGAAGGCAACTTGACCCCAGAACAACACACCCGGCTGGACGGCTGGATCAAAAAGCGCCAAGGGGTGGCCAATTCGGGCACGCCGCTGATTCTGGACCGGTCGGCCAGGTGGCTCGACATGGCCATGAAAAACACCGACGCCCAAAGCATAGAGACCCGCCGCCTGCAAATCGAAGAAGTCTGCAGGGCCTTTGGCGTCTTCCCGATCATGATCGGCCACAGCGACAAAACCAGCACCTTTGCCAGCTCTGAGAGCTTTTTTTCAGCGCACCTGGTACACACGCTGGCACCCTGGCATGAATGCTGGACGCAGCGCATCGACGAATTTTTGCTCGACGGCCAAGGCCCGCTTGAAGCCAAGTTTGACACCCGCTACATGCGCGCCGGGGCCATGAAAGACCGCTCGCAGTGGAACCGCACCATGGCCGAAATGGGCATCTACACCCGTAACGAGCTGCGCGAAGAAGAGGGCAAAGACCCCCTGCCAGGCCTTGACGACCCCCTGACCCCCATGAACATGACCGGAACCGCACCAGCGGCAGACCCCAATGCAGATCCAACCCCGTAAACAACCCCGCCGCCCCGAACAACGCGCCGCCATGCCCGGCGCACCCGAGCGCAAAAGCGCCGGGGCCCGCGAAGTGCGCAGCTTTGCGCTGCAAGTCAAAGCCGTCAGCGACGAAGGCGTCATTGAAGGCTACGGCTCCGTGTTTGGCGTGCCCGACAGCTATGACGATGTGGTCGCCGCCGGGGCCTTTGCCAAATCACTGGCCGACCACAAAGCTGCAGGCACCATGCCAGCCATGCTCTGGCAGCACGGGGCCAGCGCCCCGATTGGCGTGTGGACCGAAATGGTGGAAGACGCCAAAGGCCTGCGCGTGAAAGGCCAGCTGGCCCTGGAAGTGACCCAAGGCAAAGAAGCCCACGCACTGCTCAAAATGGGCGCGGTCAACGGCCTGAGCATCGGCTTTGTCAGCAAAGAATGGGCCTACGACCGCGACACCGAAATTCGCACGCTCAACGCGGTGGATTTGTGGGAAGTGTCCCTGGTCACCTTCCCGGCCAACGGCAAAAGCCGCGTCACAAACGTCAAATCGGCCGATGAACTGTCGGCCCCCAAAGATGCCGAGCGAATCCTGCGCGATGCAGGCTTCAGCAAAGCCGATGCGACTGCATTTGTCAGTCGCGTCATGCGGATGGGAGAGGAGCGGAGCGATTCTGCCGACTCGACCGCCAAAGCCCTCAAAGCAGCCCAACGGCTGCTGGAAAACCTGTCCAAACCCTGAAACACCAAGGAACCCTGATCATGAAATCGAAATCCCTCCTGGCCACCATGGCCCTGCACTTTGCCGCCTTCCAGCTCAAAGCCACCAGCTTTGCGGCCGCCGCTTACGAGCGCCGCGAAGACCCTTCCATCAAATCCGTGGGCGAAGCGATCGACAAGATCGCCATCGCGTTTGACGAGTACAAAAAGACCAACGACCAGCGCATCGAAGCGATCAAGACCGGCAGCAGCACCGCCGACATGGACGCCAAACTGGCCAAGATGGACAGCCACATCGACGGCCTGAACGAAGCCAAAGGCCGACTCGAAAAACTCGAAGCCAAGCTGGCCCGCCCTGGTGTGATCCATGACGCCCTGAAAGAAGGCGGCTCGCGTGAAGACGTGGACCACCGCAACGCCTTTGTGAACTGGGTGCGCGCCCCGCAAGACCAAGAAACCAAAAATGCCCTCATGGTCGCCCAAAAAGCCCGCGACGACCGCCGCGTGCAAGAACTCAAGGCGCAAGGCGTGCCCGAGAGCCGCGCTGCGCAAGTGGTCACCAGCACAGGCGCTGCAGGCGGCTTCGCGCTGCCCTCCATCGTCGAAAACACCATCAACCGCTTGGCGACAGACATCTCCCCGATCCGTCAAATCGCCACCGTGCGCCAAGTAGGCAGCACCGACTACAAAGAACTGTTTGACGTTGGCGGCGCTACCTTTGAATGGCTGGGCGAGACTGACGCCCGCAACCAGACCAACACGCCCAACCTGGCCGAAATCATCCCCACCTTCGGCATGGCCAGCGCCAAGCCGCAAGCGACAGAAGAATCGCTCGACGACCTGTTCTTCAACGTCGAGGCCTGGCTGATCGAAAGCGCCGTCGAAGCCATCGCCACCGGCGAAGGTGCTGCCTTCATCGGCGGCAACGGCACCAAAAAGCCCACCGGCTTCTTGGCCGGCCCTGCGCCCGTGGCCACAGCCGACGCCACCCGCGCATTTGGCACGCTGCAGTACTTTGCATCGGGCCAAGCCGCTGCCCTGCCATCCAACCCTGACGTGTTCACCGACATGGTTTATGGCGTGCGTGCACGTTATCGCAGCAACGCCCGCTGGCTCACCGCCAAGCTTGTGATGGCCGCCATGCGCAAATACAAAGACAGCACAGGCCAGTACCTGTGGCAACCCGCTTTGACGGCTGGCCAGCCCGCCACCTTTTTGGGCTACGGCATCACTGAAGCCGAAGACATGCCAGCCGTGGCCGCCAACAGCTTCCCACTGGCCTTTGGCGACTTTGCCCAGGGCTACCTGATCGCCGACCGCGTGGGCATGCGCATGACACGCGACGAGATCACCACGCCTGGCTTCGTCAAGTTCTACGTGCGCAAGCGCGTGGGCGGCATCTTGCGCAACACGCAAGCCATCAAGTTGCTCAAGGTCGCAGCATCCTGATCAACCC